ATCAATTTGATTTGCTTCTTCAGCAGACTTTTGTGCTTTTTCTTTTTCAAGATCTGCCGCTTTTTGTATAGATGCTGGAGTTTGAACAGCTTTAACACCGGGAGCAACCTGACCAGTTTGATCTGTAACTGGCAAAGTGACACCAGTTTGCTTCAAGTAATTAGCAATATTTGGTGCTGCTTGTTCAATATTTAATCCCTCAATCACATATAACTGACCTGTCGTTGGATCAATCTGAGTTTTGGTTTTACTTTCATTAGCAACAATCCATCTTGCATTAGCAATTTCTTGAGCAGATGGTTTATATGTTGGATCACTAGCCAACTTTTCTTCCAATGTTGAAATAGTTGCTCTTTTCTGAGCAGAGTCAGTTTGAGTTTGTTGCCAATTTAATGCTTTTTGTGCCTGTGCTTTTCTTAATGTTGTTTGAGAAGAAGTTGATTCAACTTTATTTGCAACATCAACAAGGTGCATGGCAAGTGCTTGATCTCCAGTTTTAGCAGCTAAATTTGCACCAGACATAATTGATTCTGGGTCAGCAAAATCAATTTGACTACCAATAGCTTGACGTTGAGAAATTAACTTTAATTGTGGGTCAACACCACCCAAAGCACCGCCAATAGCACTGCCTAGTTGTTGTCCACCACGATAGAATCCATACTGTGCTTGCGCCCTTGGATCAAGTTGAGCATATTGCAATGCTTGCGCTTGTTGTGCTTGCTGTTGTGCAAGTTGGTACTGATCGGGTGTTGTGAAAAGTCCTGCAATGTCTGTTGCCATGATGATTCCTTAATAGTTCCAAGCCGCAGGGTTATATCCAACATTTGATGAATTTACACCACCACCACTATATGCACCAAATGTAGTAGGTGTCGGAGTGAAGTAGTTTTGAATGCCACTAATCAATTGAGGATTATTTGCCGCACCTGTTAAGAATGAACCTAATCCGCTACCAGAAGCACCCGCTTGTTGTGTTCTAGCCGCAGCTAATCCACCTTGCAACAATGATTGACCAACATTGCCACCAGCAGTAGCCGCACGACCACCTAACTGTGCGCCAATATCTAATGGTTGCTGTCCAAGAGACTCAATGGTAGAACCAGCACCTAAATAAGCACTAAATGGACTCAATGCACCAACCTGACCAGCTTGATACTGACCCAACAATCCAGCACCTTGATTAAGCAATCCTGTGCCAAATGCTACGTTCTGTTGACCAGCTTGTTGAGACTGTGCCGCCAACTGAGCATCTTGTTGTGCCAATGCGTTGTAGTAAGCCTCTAACTCAGGAGTAGTTGCCCCCAAACCAGCCGCACCACTTGGTCTAGCACCTGTAGCACCTACAGATAGACCGCCTCGACCTGTCTGATATAACTGGTTTTGCAGTTGTGCCATTTGTCTTTCACGACTAGGGGCAAGCAAATCCTGTTGTTGCTTCATATATTGAGCAGCAACTTGTTGAGGACTCTGTGCAAGGTATTGTTGACCTAATCCAAACAATCCTGTAGCACTTTGTTGAAGTGGTGCATATTGCTGTTGCGCCATCTCAGCCTGAGTTAAGGCACGACCTGTAAGACCTTGCAATCGGTTCTGATAGCCTTGTAATTCAGGGCTAACAGTGTAGCCAGCACCAGACAGATAACCACTAGGGTCAAACTGAAAGTTAGAAGTGCCATAACGACTTGTTACGCCAACAGGACGAAATCTAGCCGCCTCTGCTGCTTTTTGTGCCGCATAACGTTGAGCATCGGCAGAAGTGTTAGCCGAACTTTGAGCAGCATCTGATTCCATTGAACTGCCAATCAGACCTAACCCTGCACCAATTAATGCTGCTTCTAGTCCCATTTATATTCTCCTGACAAATATTTGTCTTTGTTTTTCATCTGAACCAACAAAATCTTTCAGATACTCAAATCCAAAAATACCTAGAAACTTTTTATGCTTTACATCATCTATCTCATGTATTGCATAAATCTCACTTCTATGTATCTCAAACAACTTCTCAAAATCACCTAACAAATTCTTTTTCACTTCCTTTGTCCACTTTTTACATTCACAATGAATAAAAGTAAACCCAAAATCATTTTCTAAAAATACAATGTAATCATTGTTATAGATTACTGGAATCTTCATACAAACTATCAAAAAAGTGGTGAATTATCTCAGGATGAGTCATTATTATTTATTCTCCAATGCTGTGATTCGTTCCGTCAAGCGTGATAGCCATGTTTATGCTCCTTCATTTGGCGGTGTAGGCCAAGTAACACCCTGAAGAACGTCATTCTCATCAAGGTATGGTTGGCAAGTATTTGTGATATTGCGTAAAGCTTGGCGGTAATCTAACCACGCTTGTTTGTCAGGATGACTGAAATCGCCCAAACCCCAAGGAATGTCTGTGCGCCGTAACTTTTCATCTCGAAAATATCTGAGTTGGGCAAATGCCATTTGATTTGTATCAGTCATTTTTATATCCTGTAAAAAACACGAACATCACCTTGCGTAGCAGCAACAGCGTTACCAAGCTTTACTGAAAGAGTTGCTTGGGTGTTTAATTGAACTCCAGACCAAGCGCCCAAACCAATAGAGTCAATGTAAAGAATGTCATTTGACGCCTGAAGAGCAACAATACTAACCACAACACCAAAAGTTATGCCGTTTGGCAATGTAATTTGTTTGCTTTGATAAGATGTTGTTAGACCTGTTATGGTTACATCCCCCCATGCAATAGATGCGATTGTTGTTCCATTTTTTTGGTAGCCTCCAGTGGCGTTAGCAATTCCTGCATTCGTAACATTAAAAATACCTTGTGAATAACTACTATTTACAATTTCCCAATCACCTGAGGCATTCACCCGCATAAATTTACTTGGTGCTGGATTACTAGACCAAGTGTCAGTCATTGTAATTTGAGCGCCTTGTCCACCTCCAGCAGAATTTGATCTAACTATTAATGCAGATCCTGCGGCTGAATAATTAGCACGGATAGTACCAGCTACGTCCAGCAATTGAGTTGGTGAAGCAGTACCAATACCCACATTACCACTTGCATCCTTAACCAAACCACCATTGCCGACATTCAGTGTGTCAGTAGATGCGTCACCAAGGATAGTGTTGCCTGTTGTGGTTAATGCAGCAGCAGTTACAGTACCTGTAAAAGTAGGTGATGCAGTATCTGACTTTGAGTTGACAGCAGTTGCAATGTTGTCAAACTCAGTATTGATTTCAGTACCTTTGACAATCTTTAAAGGATCTCCAGAAGTAAGAGTATCCTTTGTTGCAAAATTGGTTGATTTTGTATATGCAGTCATGTTTATCCTTTAAGTCAATCGACCATGTTTAGATTGAATTTCAATTTTCTGAATGGATAACTGAGAACCATTAATATCCATCTCATATCCAGTTTGGACAATCTTTCCCGAACCAGCACCATTTGCAACCAAGGTTTGCAAGGCAACTCCCTCAGAATAATATGCAACTACTGTGGCATTTGAGCCATATTCTGCTGTTCCATATTCTGATATTCCTTGAGTTGGAATTAATACGTTTTGAGATAAATAATTTGTCAAAAAATCGTATCCCCATTTGATAGTTACATATTGATTACTTCCACCAATAATTACAACAGAAATTCTTTTAACAATTGAAGTTATTGTTTGGTCACCAAGATCAGCATGATTTGTGTAATATGCCATCCTATATGCTGATCCATTATCTTGATAACCAGTATATTTACCTACATATCCTGTCTTACCAATCAATACATCACCATTGCGTTTAGACAAAAATGATTTTGGAAGTATAGAGTCCCATGTTGTTACTCTATAAGAACCATCTTGCAATGCAACTTTTGTGTCAAAACAATAAACTTGCTGATTGATTGGTAATGTCAATAAATAAAATGCTTCTTTTTCAGAATAAACAGACTTTAAATTAGCCAATGTTTCACTTGGAATCTTTTTATTCATCAACTCATTACGCACATTTTTAGACAAATCACGTTCTGGTGCTGACTTTTCTTGAATTGTTCTCATCAATGACCGAATGCCACTGTTTGACAAGAAAATAACGTCTGTGCTTGTTGTTTGAATACTATCTCTAGCAATGCAACCAATACCCTCAACAGTGTCGCTAAGTGTCATTGTTGATGGTGCAGTTGCACCAGAATAAATCAAAATCTGACGTTTACCAAAGATAAACAAAAATCCATTATGTGCCGCTAAACCAGTAATTTCATCAGCACCATTAGGCCAAACATTATTAACATTTAAGCTACCAGCAGTACCAGTTGCCCATACATGACCAGAGATCAAGTCGCTGAAGTAAACAGTAGCATTGTTTGTAATGGTTGTAGCAGCCCATAAACGACCATAGGCAGATATAACATTGTTGGCTGATGGGACAGTAGCCACATAGCCAGTTTTCTCTGAAACACGACTATACGTTGTTGTAGAGACAGCAGGGTCAAATATGAGTGGATCGTGACCTGTTTGAAAAAAATAAGTTATTCCATTTAGGGATGCACATTGCCAATTACTTGCTGTTATGGTTGGAGTTGTTCCGCCACCCCCATAAGTTAACTCTGTTACTGTATTTGATGTTCCCAAATAAAATAATTTATTGTTTCCAGCAAATAAAACAGTCAATGTGCCATCAGCTTGCACCAATTCGTGCATCACACTAACATCATTTGCACCCAAGTTTCCTGTTGAGGAATTAAGTGCAGTCCAACCTTTGCGAGAACCGATACGACCATATTGGTCAATGATGCAGTTTGACGCAATCAAAGCAAAACCAGCAGATAAATCCAAAGGAGAGTCTTGTGTGTTTAGCCCATAAAATCCTGGGGCTGAAACTCTACTGATTTCAAGTCCCGTTGCCATTACACCGCCTCAAACGAATCGTTTTCAGGGGAACG